ATTTTATTAACCTTTTAGCTACTTTACGTTTCTCAAAAGTAGATCTCTGTAAGGCCTCAAAGGCTATCTTACAGGGCTCGGCCCATCCATCAGCAGCACACTCTACTATACACTCCTCGTCATTAGGATCAAATTGTTTACCAAAACAAGGAGGAGAAGGATTGGCTTCCTGGGTAGCTGAAGGGGCTACAATTGCTGGAGCAGTAGTAACTTTAGGAGCTTCTTCTATTGGAAACTCACTCCATAAATCCTTAGAACTTATACTATTTGTACTTGATGGACCTGGCACAATAGACACTTTAGGTTTCTCTGGCTCTACTGAGTAGTCCATACCAGCAAATGGATTTAAGTCCCCTCTTTGGATCATATTGAACTCTTCTTCTGAGAAGCCATAATGATAAAGGACCAATTGGAAAAACTTAGTAATGCCAGGGCCTAACCACGATGGGAGAAAGCGGAGTTCATTTGGTCCTTCCTGTAATTGTGACTGATAGAAGGGCTTTATTGTCCCACTCTTAATTAGATCAAGTACATTACTTAATTGATACTGTGGTAGGGATAGTTGTCTCAGCACAGACATATCCAATAAAGGAGATGCAGTAATCCGTGCTTTGGTACTATATTGGGTCCTACGTTTATTCCCACCTGCTACTGTCTTGGTAATAATTACATTCCGACCTGTCTGTGGATGAAGCCAATCGGCTACTTCGGATCCAGGGCCCATCTGGAATAGCATCAATTCTTTCCATATACTATGTCCATACTGGAATACAACTATCTCAGAGGGATTAGTTGGAAAAAGGACATTAGAATAATAGGACTGCTTTCGGTTCAGTTCACTGGCCTTCTGGCGAATAGGGGTTCCTTCATTGTCCTTTTTAAATAAGATCGTTTTGGCTAAATCGCATAGTCTACAGGGCTTGTCGAAGGTTGAAGGACAAACTATCGGGGGATTGGTTTCTCCACCCTCCCCTTTGTTCTTCATAAGTTCATTGTACAATTTCTGCATTTCTTGTTCGTATTGAGTATTGGGCATTTGTTCCTCCTTTGTAATAGTTCACTAACACTCGCAGTACCATATATGCCTATTCCAACACTTGTAAAGGCATATATAAGTTCCACCTGTTTTGAATCGTTTAAATTCATATCCCATAGCTCCACATTGTGGACAAAAAGAGCAGTCACTAGTAGAGGCTATTTCGCATATGAATAAACCTATAGTCATCAGGACTAAAATGGCAATTAGTAATTGTTTCATGCGTCTCCTTCTGGTGCTAATTCTGGCATAGGTTCCACAGGTTCTGGAGTCCTTTTAGACCGTTTTCTCCTTGTCTTTTCATCCCTCCTATCTAATTCCCCCTCCATAATTTTGTACTCATTGGCATAGATTCTATCTTCTGAATGAGATCGGGATAGCTCAATAAGCATCTGGCCACGTTGCTTAAAGGCATCACGAGCTACTTCCAACATCGACTCAATATATTCAGACTGTGTAAACTCCTTTAGTACCTCTTGATATTCTGGCCTCTCAGCAAGGTAATCATCCAGCATACGCTCCGAAACTCTGACTTTTGGATCGTCTGCTCTTAATAGTTCTTTAAATGCTCTCCCTAGTTTTGCCTCTGCCTCCTTCAATTTCATTTTTTGATTTCTGCGTTTTCTGGCGGCTAAGGCCCAAGAACAGCTCCAATAAAAGTAAATGGCAGGCTGCTCTTTGAGTTCAGTAGCCAAATCCTCAGTATTTATAGTTAACGCTTCTTGAATTTCTTCTTCTACCTTCTTTTTCTCTTCTGGCATAGGTTCTCCTTCCCTAAAATGATTCTATATCTTTATATGACGGAAAGGAGCCCCTTTTTTCGTTAATTAAGCCTACCCAACTATCTTTTTCCCCACTTTTTATCGTATTCTAGGACACATTTCATAGAGCAAAAGAACTTATTGCCCTTAAAATGTATTTCGGCTATCCGAATATCGTAGTCTTTCCCACAGTTTAGGCATTTTGCTTTCATTTTCCCTCCAAATAGAAATCAAATATACACACCGCTCCCCAACTATAGCATTCAGCAATATCTGCAAAAGGAGGTCGGTCTAACCTAACTCTCCCAGGACACTCTATAGGTCCTCCATTTTTACAACGGATTGGTGCTCTGGCTCTTTTACCACTGCAATCAGTAACCTCAAGGATCTCATATTCTTGTCCTATAAGGGGCTCTATGTCAGCAGCAGGTAGTCTATCTGGTCCAATAGAAAGAAATTCCAAACGTGGTGGCAGTCGTTTAAGAATGGCTATATCTGTTTTTTTATGGTCAAAATCTTTCATACCTGAATCCCCTTTAAATCCAGCCAGTTAGGCCCTACCTTGAGGTCTACTTTTAAATCTGACTCAAACTGTATGAATTTCTTAAAATAAGAAACCATGACATCCCTTAAATAAGGGAGGATATCCATTTCTGATTTATGAACATTTAAGACTATCGAATCATGAATCTCTAATACAATAAAAGACTTTAAATTCTCAGCAGTTAGGAATTTATCTACACCCAATAAAGCATACAGTAAAATATCCCCTGCCAGATTTTGGATGGGCATATTTACGGCTTCCCGTACAAGGGAGTCACTTAATTCATCCCAGACTGGAAAACGTCTATATCTCCCTGTTCTAGACCGTACATATCCGTTCCTTCTGACGAATTCCTCTGTGGCCTCCATCCATTGGAGAGTTTTATAGTATTTGTCAAAGAACCTACGTATATACTTTTCTGCTGTCTTTTCATCACACTTTAGGCGTCTGGATAGACCATAGGGTGTAATCCGATAAATAAGCGAAAAGTTTACGACTTTTCCCTCTCGATCTCTTTCATCTTTTGTTATTTCTTCTGGCCGCTTCCCAAGAACTGCCGAGGCTGTAGATAAGTGAACGTCCCCTTTTAAGGCCTCCATAAGGGCCAAATCTTGGGCTACTTCGGCCATGCATCTAAGTTCATGTTGATTAAAATCACATTCTACTAGAACATAATCATCATCAGGAATGAAAACTTTCCTAATTCCTATAACATCCTTCTGGCCCTTTGGGACATTCTGAAGATTAGGATTTCTACTCGATGTCCTCCCTGTGACGGTGCTATCCAGATAGATCGAAGTATGAATTCTATTATCTTTAGTTCTATAGGTATATAGTTCACCCAAGGTCTTGGATTTTATGGCTGAGTATAATGAATATTCTGAGAGTACTCTGCATAAAGTGCTCTCATTAGCCAAAATATCTAGGGTTTCCCGATCCGTAGATGGGGATTTTGTTTTATCAGTGAATTTAAGGGGTTTCAATCCTTCATATTTAAATAATACCTCCCTGAGTTGAATATGAGAATTGGGATTGAACTCCGTACCACTCTCTCCCTCAAAATCCTTTACAGAAGATTCTTGATTGATTTTCCCCAATAGATCAATAATATATAAATTGGCTTTTTCCAGACAGGAGTCCAATTGAATTGGATCAATCTTAAAGCCCCTATGTTCCATTTTAGTGACAACATCTAAGACAGGAAGGATCAAAGTGGTAAGGAGCTTGGTCAATTCTGGTTCTTTGGCTAAGGCTTCCTGTTGTAAGATGCGTAATCTTTCTGTGACATCGGTATCCGTCCCACAATATTGCCATAGTTCTGATCCATCTATCTTATCTGGAGTATTGGATAATTTCTGCTCATATCCTCCTAATTTAGTGTATTTCCAAGCCAAGTCTTTTAACCCATGGGATTCGTTCTCATTTAATAGATGGGCAACTATAGAGGTATCCCATATAGTCCCAAGGACTCTTATCCCTAACACCGCCCACATACATAGATTGTCAAATTTTATATTGTGGCCACATTTTCCAATCCTCTTCTTGGAAAAGATAGCATATAAATCCTTATAGACCTCTTCATGATTGAAAAGAGATTTGTTATTCTTAAGAGGAAGAACATAAGATGTACGTGGCTCTAGGGTAAAACTTATACATTTTATAATGAATCCTTCAGAGAAAGGATTTAACCCATTGGTCTCTAAATCATACGAAAATACAGGATTATGGCCTATCTTTTCCATTAGGCTCTGCCATTTCTCTATTGAATCTAGTATATAATACTCCCCAAAGTCTCCTATGCTGGTTAAAGATCCAGTTAGGGCATTTGGGATTCTACCTATATGATCAAAAAACATTTTAGATTCATGCTGATTCCTAAGAATATAACTTGGGTGGACTATAGGGAGAATCTGGATGCCTGCAGAATACGGCATCAATTTACCCGATAGTCTGGTGATATTCTTTTGACCAGTAATGGCCTGCAGGGCTATATTACCAAGGGGCACAACTAGCCTAAGGTTTGGCATATTTACTATATTGGATAATAGCCGTGGCATACAGGTCTCAATTTCCTTTTTGTATGGAGTCCTGTTTTTAGGTGGCCTACAGGCACAGACATTATCCATAGCGAAATCATCTATGTGAAAAGTCGCCAAGGCTTCTCTTAGTAGTTTCCCCGCTCTCCCTACAAATTGGATTCCCCTTTGGTCTTCATCTTCACCAGGAGCTTCTCCCACAAAAAGAAGAGGAGCATCTTTATTTCCACTCATCGGCATCAATGGAGAGCGTACACCCTCACAGAGGGTACAATCCTCCCCGCATTTATTATATTCCTTTTTTATTTTAGA